AGATACGCTGAGCTGAGATGTGTTGCCATCAACTAAGTCCCCAGTAGAAGTAATCACCTCTGGGTAGCTGGAGATTCCGTTATTAGACGTAACGCCATCGTACATGTTCTGAAAATCAGAATCGCTGCTAGATGACGTCAGAGCTGTAGAACTCATAATCATTTTAACTGGAACTCGATTCACTGTGTATGAAGCTGTCTCGAAGTCACAGTGTGTAGAACTCAATGTAGAGTATGGCCTAACGTTATCCCAAACCTTAACCTTATATGTGTGCGAATCTCCGATGGCGACATCACCGTCATCAATGCTAATCGTAAACAAACTTGTTCTCCCGTTAGAATCAAGGGCTTCTGACGAAATGTCGGTTACGCTACCCACAAGGGAGTCGTTTTCATCGAGGACTGCATATCTATCAAGCCCGACACCAGGAGTTTCTACCTCGACCTTGAATTTAAGGTTGCTTTCTCCGTTGTAAAGCTGTCTATTGGAATCATTCTCGTCGGTAGACACGGTTGCCGTTGCATTGGTGGCGCGCTGTAAACTGATGCCATTACCGTTACTTACGTTAAGAAGTCTAGGCGGAGTGTACGATGGGTTGTATGTCACCTCAGAGCTAAACACCTCTCCCTGGCCGTTGTCTGGTTCTTCTGCACTCACCTTCCAGGTAATGTGTTCGTTCGTTGGATTTTCCGTAGCAAAAGCAAAGCTATATAGCTCGCTGTGAGTGTAGCTTGCAGAGGATCCAGTAACTCCAGTTTCTGTGTGAATCAGATTGAATGACCCAGACCCGATCTTCTTGTAAAACTTGAATGTGATTGTAGACCCTTGAGACGTATTCGGGTTTGTGACGGATGCCGTAATCTGGGCTGTTGCATCGGTAATAGCGGTATCGCTGTACCCGACGTTACTTGGATTCAAGGAGATTGATGGGGGTTGAATTGTTCCAAGCTGAATCAGCGCCTCTCTGATGATATCAATAGCGGTTTTCGTTCCATCACCAACTTCAATCGTATCATTGTGTGAGAACTTACCAAAGTCTCCTCCGTCGGGAAGAAAAACGGTAATTGCCGTATCTAGAGTTTCAGATTCTATATCTCCGAACGATAAGGCTCCACTACCGTCAGTTAATAACGCCTGACCATTTGTTCCATCCGACGTAGGAAACGTGTAGGCAGACTCAGTGGTATTGGTAGAAGAACCTATGAAGACTTTTCCTTCTGGAAGGTTCGGCACGTCGTTTGTTCTACCAGAGCCGTAAACAATGCCGCTTCCGCTAGTCTCGTGAGACTTAATCACAACACCAAGGTTTTGGATAAGGTTTCTTCCAGTGGGCTTTACATTAGTATACCCACCCGTAGTACCAACGTATACCACATCTCCTTCAGAGAAAGAGCTAGTATCTACCCCAGTGAGATATCCAACAACGATTGCCTGACCTTCGGCCTCATCAGCGAGAGTTTCATTAAGAACAAAGGTGGCAGGCATAGCAGAGGCAGTATCTGCACGAGCTGCAATAACATAAGCAAGCTGACCTTGAGGTGACGCCTCGGTAACAGCATGAACGGGAGTTCCTTTTGCAAGTTCTCCCCCAGAAACATTCTTAACGAGCTGAGTGACTGCGACATTTACCCATTCGGTGTCGTAATCTGTGTCTGAAGCTTTTGCAAGAACTTGGTATTTATCGCCTCCAGCGGTAAGGCCACGGCCATCTTCTCCATCTACTCCATCTGCACCTGCGGGACCTTGAGGACCAGTAGCTCCATCTGCTCCATCTGCTCCATCTGCACCTGCGGGACCTTGAGGACCCGTTGGACCTTGAGGACCCGTTGGACCTTGAGGACCCGTTGGACCTTGAGGACCCGTTTCACCTTGAGGACCCGTTGGACCCGCAGGACCAGCCCCAATTGCTCCACCTATAACTATGTTATTTTCGGCAGTAGAAGTCAGGGAGACCACTTTGGTTTCCGCAGAACTTACGATGGATACCCTTATTGTTCCTCCGTTAGAGCTTGATACAGCTATACTTGATGGTTGGTCTACACTTATCGGCATTGTTCATCATTAAGCTGTTATTGAAACATCTTCGTTAACTTTAAATGTACCGTAAATTAAAGTGGCGACCGTGGGTCCTGTAGCCCCGTCATATGCTTGCTGTTCGATATCGTATACGTACAAACCAGAAGGCACCGCTTTCATTGTAGCAGAATCGAATGAAAAGTCAATATACGTTTGATTGCTTGGATCAATACCTGTTTCCGATGTTGTCAAAGTGATATCGGCAGCTGTTGCTGAATCATTTGTATCTGAATCTCTAACCTGCATCAAGAATATATCGTCAGCAGTGAAAGCAGCAGTTCCTGAAGAATTGGTTAACGTCAGCCTCAAGGAAAAAGAGTCTCCTCTTTTGCAGATGATGTCAACTCTTTGCGAAGTATCTAAGTTTATAGTAGTAGCCATTTTTATAATCCTAACATTTGTGATAAATCCTCGCCTTGAGGTAGTTGTGGGGATGTCTGCATTTGGTCTTTACTGCCTTGGCGTTGCGCAATAAGCTTGCTTTGCTCAACCGCTTGCTTTTCCACTCTGTCGTCTTTTCTATCTTCTTTTAAAGTCTCCAGCTTCTCTTTAAAGTCTTGATCATCAGATCTAACACCGAGAAGCGCCTGAGCCTTAATCATTTCGATTTCTTTTCTAAATCCGTGTTTCACCTCCTCTAATTGAGCATCTAACTGCATTTTAAGCTGCATCTCTTGAGCCTTGAGCTGAGCCTGCACTTGCATCTCTTGTTGTCTAGCTTGAGAAGCAGCCTCTGCGGACTGCTGTTGAATCTGAGCCTGCTGCTGAGAATTCTGCATAGCGATCTGCTGATTAGAAGCAATCCTTTTCTTTCTTCTCACAACCAAAAGACGCTCAGCCTGATTTAAGTCCCTAAGCTGTCTAACAGCAATAGCGTCTTCAAGATCGATTTCTTTTTGGCTAAGAGCCACCTGAATATTTTGCTCTAGGTATTCTCTTTCAGCATCTTCCATTTCTTTGACTACCCTTACGCCAAAGTTGTACATAGGGAGGTCTTTAAACGAGTTAAGAACCTTCATGTTTGTCTTTCCGATAGCGTTTTCATAGATACGATAAAGAATAGACGCAGGGTGAATAACTTGAAGACACTTAACAATATCTGTACAAACTTTCTTATACAAAACCATAGAAGAGTTTGTGATGTCATAAATTGCATTGTTAGCAGCTGCAATAGCTTGCTGACGAACACCTACAAGAGCGTCTGACTTCGGAGATGACGCATCCATAACCTCATTGATTCCAGTAGCATCTCGAATCATACGCAAGTAATGATTATACAGACCAATAAGCTCGTTTATGTTTCTTATGCTGTTCCCAATCTCCCTGATTGGAGGGTTCTGGAATCCACCTTCTGGGTTCTTGCTTCTGTAGTAAAATACGCCTGTTTGTTCATAGATGTCATGAAGATCGAGCGGCTGAAGCTCACCGCCTCTGCCTAACTGCACATTCTCCAACCCTTCGATGTCAATAATGATCCCGTCAGGCTTTGCTTTAGCTACCGCCTGCTGAATCTTAAGGTGCGTTAGCTGAAGCTGATCAGCAAAACCGATACAGCTATCAACTAAAGACTTTGGCATCATATCCAAGATGTTTGTAGCACAGACAGAATACGATAGATTAGCCTTGCTTATATCATAAACGTTCTTTGGAATATTTGTCTTTTTTCCGTAGCCGAAAATGTAATCGGTTCCAAGGATGTAACAACCTCCGTAAACGGTTGCGTTTTCGAATTTTGTAACCTCTCTGTTAAATACAGAGTTCTTTGGGGCTTTGTAATTCTCACCTTTAGAGTAAAACCCAACGTTTCCGTATTGGCTCTCTTTAGACTCGAAGTATTCACTATCGATAGACGTAAATTCAAAGTCTAAAACTTCAATCATGTACTCGTCATAACCAAAGCTAGAAATGTTATTTACCCTGTCGTAAGACGACTGAGTGAGCTTTGATGCGTCATACCCATATTTTTTTTGCGCCTTTTGAGCAATCTGCTTAAAATCCTCCTCGCTAAACTCGTCGCCAGCCATTCTCTTTAACTCCTGGATGGGAACGTGTCTAACGTGTCCAGCGTATACTAAATCGCTAAAGCCAGGGTCTTCTGTAAAGCTGTGGATGAAATTTGCTGGATCGATATAAGAAGTTTTGATTCCGTAGCTGGGGTCATTATCTCTTTTTACTACAGCCATCCCAAGAATCGTCAAGTCATTTACGCATCTCCTGAGAATAGAGTCATTGAAGTCGTTCCACTCTAAGGTCAAGTTTGTGGCTATCTGAGCTGCAATCTCTGAGTTGGACTTAATGTTGTTTTCGATAAAAATTTCAGCCTCCTCAAGGGTTTCTGGGATATCTTTTTGAGGTCCTGCAATTTGAACCCCAAGGTTCTTCTCAATGCTATTTAGAGAATCTTTCGCTCTTACAGCCAACTCAATCTTTTTTCTTTTTAGATCTTTTTCAGACGAAGAAATCGGATCAATTGCTTCAAGATTGGGATACGGAGAAGAAGACAGAATCTTGTTTACAACGATTCTAACGAATTTAGGAAGGATAGGAACTGGAGTGAAATCCAAATTAAGCATGCTTCCATCCCCGTTATTAGGGTCAAGAGAATTAAGAAGTGACCTATAGATAGCGGTGTCTTGCGTTCCGTTTGCATACCTTCTGTTCCTTTCGAAAGTTTTCTTTCTGTTTCCGTATACGGAGTTCTGCTGATCTATCTTTCCCCACTGCCGATAAATCGACTTAGCGTATTTCAGACCATACTCCTTGCCCTGCTTTACATCAGAAGAAGCCAATGGATCTGGAAAGCTAGAAGAATTTTTGTTTGTATTGTACATCTGCAATGAGTGGAGTAATTTAACTCAATGCAAATATAGTAAAACTAGGAGTGCCAAGCTTTTGGGCTATACGTCCTAAAAAATTTCTTATCATCAAAGCTGGCGCGGGGCTTTTCTTTCTTTACTTTTTGGGCTGCAAGAAGGGCCAAACCAGAACTAATCGTCAAGTCAAACTTGGTTCGCTTGTCTATCTTGTATCCAATCCAGTCTTCAAGCGTTCTATTAAAAAGCATTTTACCCATTTCACCGTCTTCGGGGTTAATCCCGACGTGATCATGTATATAAGCTTCAATGGCGTGAGCGTGTGCCTGAATTACATCTTGTGAATTAGAAGGAATCCCCTTTGTTCTTACGTTAGAGCTAGAGCTATTGTTTTTAAGATGACTTGGCCTATCCATCAAATATCCATCATAACCCCTTGATTCAAAGTATCTTGCAATCCCATATTTGTTATTTTCTATCAGTATTGGGTACCCATAGAAAAAAGCGCACATAAGTACATCCTCGTAAAAAATACTAGCCAAATCTGGACGAGACGCATACTCTACAACAAACGTGTTTCCTGGAACGTCCATATTAAATTTGTTGTACATGTGTAGCGCACCTTTTGATCCTCTTCCGTCTACTGTAGCGTCTAAATCGTAAGAGTCAACGCCTCCGACTCCGATGTGACCGTTAGGAGCAACTTTCTTTCCTCTGTCCTCTTGCTTAATATTCCTTAAATGCTTTGGAGCAAGCCAGGCAACACGAAACCTCCCATTTGGATCTGGAGAGAAAACAACCTCTTCATCTTTTGTCCTCCATACAAAATTACCCTGGACTATTGGATTAGGGTATAAGCTGTCGTTATGCTCTATCTGCTGGTATATCTTACCAATATTAAACAAGCTCCCTTCAATACTGTCTCTAAATGCTTCGTCCTCAGTGAACGGGAACTGCCTAATAATCTCGTTTAGCTCTGAAGGGTCGTCCTTAAATGAATGCCTTTCGTTTTTAAGATATTTTTTACTCCCCTGATCAACAAAGTCGCCGTCTACGCCAATCAGCTCTTCCTCTGGGTCGTCAATTACTGGATTTCCGTGCTTGTCAAAGAACCCTTCAAGCGCATCGTAAGCTGGAATAAATATTCTATATAATCCAGATCTAGTTCTCCCGTTGTTGTTTCGTTCGTTAGGATCGGAGTCAGCCCATAGATCTCTGTATTCTTTGCCCCCTTTATCCATTGGGTTAACAGTGCTGCCAACCAGGGCCTTTCCAACAACCTTTTTACCTACAATAAGGCAAGTCCTTTCAATTCTCCACGCCTCACGTATATCGGCTGGTTTTTCCCACTTGCCAGCCTCATCTAGATATAGCATATGCAGTTTCTCACCGTCATATGCGTTATTCGTGGTGTTCTTCCAGTTTATGACCGTATTTAAAGCGTCTCCTTTGTTTGAGGTTTTGTTCTTTTTAGTGATTCTTTTCGAAGGTTCTCTGAAAGCAAGCTCCATACGGGGATTCGTGGTACCGTCTTGAATAGGCTTAAAAAAGAAAGGGTAGCCGCGAAATATCGCAACTACTTTCTTCATGAAAATGTTTTCCTGGGAGTCCTTACCAGTCTTTGACTGAATGCCGAGAAGTTTCTCTTTAACTTGACTAGCTTCGTCCACAAGGACAGCAGAGCATATATTAGTGTAGCCAGAACGACGACACTTAGTATATAGCTGACCGAAACAACGGGGATCAGCTTCACAAGCAGCCATGTGGAGAAAGATTTCTTTTTGGAAAGCGAGATATGATGGGTATCCGATATCAATTTTAGACCATTGTAGAAACATATAGTGTCGCCCTGTAATATACGTAGGTTCCCCATTATTGTAAAACCAAACACCGTCGCGCCTACGCTGAAACTCTT